TCACCGCCTCCCCAGCTTGAGCTTCAACAGCTTTTCGACCAGCGTCCCAGAGCGTTTGCCGAGCGCGGTGCGGCTCAGCTCCGCGACGCCGGTGGCTTCGCGGTTCGGCATCCTGTCGATCGGCAACTGCTGGCCGTCGATCACCACCTGAGGCCGGACCGTGGCGCGAAACGACTGGACCTGGCTCCAGACCAGCGCAATCAGGCCGGGAACCGACCCCAGCGTGATGCTCTGCCAGTTGCCTTCAACGATCTTGACGATGACGCCCTGCAGCTCGGGCGGCAGGGCGTTGTAGAAGTTGATCACGGCGAGCAGGGCGGCCCCGAGCCAGCCGCCCCAATCGAGGATGCGGCGCAGGAACCAGCCGAGGGCGGCGGAAGAGAGAAACCTGGTCATTTCAAGTGTCCTCAGAAGGGGAGCGGGAGGGTGAAGGCAGCGACCACCAGCCCCACGGCGATGGCGAGCCCGAGGCTGGACCAGCCCAGCGGGCCCCAGCCTTTGCGAGGCGGGACTTGTTCGGGCGTGGGCAGGGGCCTGGTCGGGAGCGGGGCCGGCGTGGGTTTGGCCGGCGCCGGTGCGCGGGAAAGCTCGTCCAGCACTTCGGCCAGCACGGCTTCGGCACTGGAGGCTCTGGTCAGCGAGGCGTTGATGCCGTCGCCGGCATAGTAGCTTTCCCCGCGCTCCACCGTGCGATGGGCGCCCTGCTGCCGGCTGAGCACGGGAAAGCTTGCCCATTCGCGCGCCAGGCGGTTGCCGAAATCGCGCAACGACAGGGCGTGGGCGGCGAACTGGCTCCAGCCGCGCCGCTGCAGCAAAGCAAGGCCGAAGCGATCCTGAAGCTTGGGCGCAAACGTCGCCGAGAGCGGCACGCCCAGCTCGGCGATGAGGCTGAGGAGCGTCGGCCGGATGATCTGGTAGCGGCCGGCGGCCCCGCTCGGCGCCTTCAGGTTGCGGACCCAGCGCTTCTGCTCGGCCAGCAGTTCCTCGAGCGTCATCTCGGTGATCGGCTTCGGCAGGGTGCCGGGCTTTTCGTTGCGATAGCCGATGATCGTTTCGTAGGCGGCTTGGCCCTGGCGGTTGGTTTCGAGGCCGGCGATGAAGTCGAGCAGCATCGCCGCCCCGCGGGGGACGTTGGGGTTCATGGCAGTCTCCGATGTTGACGTGATGGTTCGCGCCGCACGACCTTGCGGAGCGTTAGGGGGCCGCAGCGGTGAGGATCATGAGAGCGAGCGTCGATCGGCTGTCAGCCGGCGTGATCGAAGCCGGGAGGCTTTCGCCGGGCCGTCAGTTCCTCCCGCCGAACTGAGGCGGCTGGTCGAGATCGACATCGCGATGCCGGCCAGATAAGAGCGGTGGCACCCGGCGATGGTCGATGACCTGATGGCGCTATGGTGTATTTGCCGAGCGGCGCCGAGCCGCAATCAACCAGAGGGACAGCATGGCCCGGGTCTCCGCGTGGCTGAAGAAACCTGAGCATTGGCTGCGCCGAGCCGAAGCGTGGTGGCTCAGGCGGAAAGCGCTACGGGGTGGGCTGGAATGGAAGAACGGTGCGCCGTGCCCCGAACCACTGTTGGATGCCGGCGGGGCACAGATCGGAGATTTGCTCTACGTTGTGTGCGGCTACAAATCCCTGGGCGCGGCGAATGAAGAGATCTTCGTGTTCGACATGCGCCGGGAGCGCTGGGTTGGCCGCATAGCGACGCCTTCCGGGTTGGCGCATTCTCACTGTGCGGTTGCTTCCGACGGGCATCGCCACATCTATTTCGCTTCTGGACAGCTTGGCCCACAGTGCCGGCCCGCGGTTCCAAATGTCTTTTCGTATGATACCCGCGAAAATCGGTGGCACGAGTTGCCTCCAGTTCCGGCCCCTCGATACGCCGCCACGATGCAGTACTGGCGCGGGCGATTGCATTTCGTCGGAGGCGCCGACGAGGACCGCTGGACAGCAAGGGCCGACCATTGGAGCCTAGCCGTGTCGGAGGGCCGAACGGATGAGGCGACGTGGCGGGCCGAGCAGGCAATCCCCATTGCCGGCATGCACCGATCGAGCGCTGTGGTGGGCGACAGTCTGTACGTGTTCGGCGGCCAGCAGGGCGATTTCCAAGCGATCCCGGGCGATCCGGACTGCACCTGCACGGGACGAACGCCGGAGACCTATCTGTCCTCAGCCTTCCGCTTATCCGATCCTTCGGGCCCATGGACCAGAGTTGCGGACGTTCCGATCGCAGTATCCCATATGGATTTCTCGACCATAGTCGTCGATGGCCGGATTCTGTTGATCGGGGGGCAAGTCTATAAAGACCCCGAGCAATTCTACCTGAGGCTGACCGACGCCATACAAGCCTACGATCCGGTGGCGGATCGCTGGTCGATGTTCGGGTACCTGCCACACAAACTCAAAATTCCCGTCGTCGGCCGGTTCGGCGATCGTCTGTTCGTCGTCGCTGGTCAGCGCGGCGCTCTGCCGGACCGTGACAGGCCGGGGGAAATCACCCGCGAAATGTTGACGACGACTCTGCCGGCATGGCCAGCGGCGCGGGTTCGTGAAAGCGCCGGTTTCGCCGGCAAGAAGATATTGCTGGTTTCGCACGATCTGACCCGCAGCGGAGCGCCGCTCCTGCTGCTGGAAACGGCCCAGGCACTCATCGAGAGCGGCGCCACCGTCCGCCTGGCGACTGCCGCGGACGACGTGAAGGGCTGGAATCTGGCGTCCCAGTTCGGCGTACCGCTGATCCCGATCGAAAGCGCGATTGCCGTCGCAGCCGCCTCCGACGCCATCATCGCCAATACAGCGAGCGATCCAACGGCGGCGTGGGTGCGTAAGTGCCTGGCTGCAAATCCGTTTCTGGCGCAGCGCCTGGTCTGGTGGGTGCATGAAATCGACATCGAGGGATTCAAACAGGCAGCCGATCTGCTTCAGCTGGCGGCGCTTGCGATTTTCGACAGCAGCGCGGCGCTTGCCGCCTGGCAGAAAGCCGTAGCGCTGCCGCCAGAGGTTCGAGTCATGCACCCGCCGCTGAGCGATGACTTCGTGGCGAAAGCGGATTGTGCGTCGCTGCCCTTTCCCATGAAGCCGCACGCCCGCACGCAACGTCCGGTGGGACTCGCCCGTGACGACATTCGCCAACGACTTGGCGTGTCGAAGGATGACTTTCTTCTGCTCTCCCTGGGCCGTTTCGAGCCGGGAAAAGGGCAACGGATGCTTATCCGGACGATTGCCAAGCTGGCGGCGGAGAGCAGCCTGCCGATCAAGCTGTTGATCGTAGGGCTGCACCGCCGCGCCGACCGCTCGGCGCTTCTCAAGGGCCTGACCCCGGACGAGAGGGCTGTCCTGTCGCCAGCCAGAACCTACCTGCAGCAGTCGGCAGTCGCTTCGTTCTACCTCGCCAGCGACGCTTTCATCATGAACTCGCAGGGGGCGGCAAAGGGCCGAGGGGAAACCTTTGGCCGAGTGACCACGGAGGCCATGGCATTTGGACTTCCGGTGCTGGGCACCTCAGCCGGTGGCACTGCGGAAATCATCGTGCATGGGGTCACCGGTTACCAATACCCGACGGGCGAGGAGGGGCAGGCCAAGCTGCAGCGGCAGGTGGAAACCCTGGTGCGAGACAGACCGCTCGCCAAGCGGCTCGGGCAGGCGGGGCGGGAGAGTGCCCTGGCTCGATTCCGGCAGAGCAAACTCCTGAGTGATCTGGCCGCGGCGCTCGAGGTGATCTGGTAAAACACCGGCGTATCACCGGCTTGAGTAGCATCGGCGTCTTGTGTCGGCGGCTCGCACTCCCGAATGCCTGAAGGCAACGAGCCCGCCAGTGCCGGTCGTCTCGATCGGCGCCTGAGAGCGGCACGTCCAGTTCGGCAGCGAGGTTGCGGAGGGGCGACCGGATGACCTGCTACCGGCCCGGCGCGCCGCTTGGTGTCTTGGAATTGCGCACCCAGCGCTGCTCGACCAGTAGCTGTTCGAGCGTCATTTCGGTGACGGCTTGGGCAACTCGCCGGCCTTTCGTTGTGATAGCCGATGATCGTGTAACAGGCCTCCCGGTCCTGGCGGTTGTTTCGAGGTTGATGATGAAGTCGACCAGGATCGCAGCCCCGCGTGGGCGTTGGGGCTCCTGGAAGTCTCCCGTATTCACGGATGGGAGCGGGCGCGAGATACCGGAGGGCCGCCTACTATTCTTCGGTGGGCGAAGTCGCTAGTGTTGAGGCCGCTTGTTGCGGAAGGTTGAGGCATATGTCCGTGCAGGGGCTACGAACTCGCGTCCTGGCCGGCTTACATCGCCATCTCGGAACTTTCGCAAACTCCGCTGTCACATACGACAGCGAAGAAATGAACGACGGCGCAGGAGCTCAACTGCACCGGGTTCTGGGCATCTACGCTCTGTCTAGGGCGATCGGCGCGAGATACCTGCACACACCCGTGCAGAATATCTTGTACAGCCGGCGGGCGCCGTGTTCGCTCACCTCGAGCTCGAACAGCACGCCGGATGTGGCGAGCGGCAGGTTGGTGGCGTCGTCGATCAGGTCCACCCGTTGCGCCCAGTCGGCATCGTCGGTGGCAAAGAACTGCAACTCGTACATGGCGGGCCTCAGAGCTTGATGATGACGAGTTCGAACAGCGAGGGCTGGACGTTGGGGTGGGAGTTGCCGCTGCCCGCATTGGCCATGTCGCCATCGAGGTCGATCGCGCCGGAGCCGCCGATCCCCTGGCCCGCACTATCGCTGGGCGTGCCGGTGTATGCGGGCACGGTGGCGAGTGGGCTTGCGTTCCGGAACAGGATGCCGCCGGGGTAGGCGGAGTCGGCGTTGCTCCCGACATTGGCTCGAAAGGGATGCCCATGGTTGGGCATCTTCAGCGTGCCCTTGCCGTGTGCGTGCACCGGCATCTGCGCCGCGGTGAGGGTCTGCGTTGCGCTGCCCACCGTCGCGCCGAGCGTGGTGTTGGTCTCCCCGCCATCCACCGTCGCATCGGGGATCAGGTTGATGTCGGCATTGCCCATGGCGCCGAGCCCGATGGCGATGCGGTCGCGATAGTCGGGTAGCGCGATGGTCTTGTTGGCGGCCCAGTCGCCGGCCGCCGAGGCGCCGCCACCGCTGACGGCGAGCGTGGTGTCGGCCGTCCACAGGTGAAGGAACAGTGCCTGGGCATCGGCATTGGCGCGCTCGCTGGCGCCCGAACTCGCCGAGCCCAGCGTGCGGCCGTTGCAGCGCACCCAGCCGGTGGGCGCCGCGGTGCCATAATAGCCGATGCGCATGCCGGTGGTGACGAGCAGCGTCGGGTCGGTGACCCCGGGGTTGGGCGGTTCGTAATCGGCCGATTGCGGCACGTCGATATCGTCGTCGTCGAAGATCAGCACGCCATTGGCATCGGTGAGCTTCTGGCGATAGCTGCCCGGCGCCGGGCTCAGGTAGATCACCGGAAACATGCCGCGCGCATCGGCAAGGATCGGCTGATCATGCGCCACGCTCAACGCGCCATCGGCATAGACCACCTGCGGCGTCGAGGTGGCGGTATCGTAGAAAGAGAGTCGGTCGCCGATGCCGAAATTGGGCACGCGCGAGCCGGGCCAGATGGCTGCCATGGGGGGAGTCTCCGGGGGAGGGGATTGGCTGGTGGCCAAGGGTGGATGAACGCACAAGGGCGTTGCCGCGCCGAGGACCCAGCCCTAGCGTGACGCACAGACGCAATGACGGAAGCTCGACAGTTGAAGGTTCAGGAGTGGATTCAGGCCGCGTGCGATTGGCTCGGCGTCACCGACCCAATGTCAGCGAGCGTGGTTGGGGGCGGCATCGTTGGTTTCGTGATAGCGACGTTGCTTGCGGTAGCCGTGCGCCTGACTTTGTTCGTCCTGAGCTGCGCCGTCGGCTCCCGTTGCCACGAGACGGCGTGCGGCGCGGCCTACTTCCCAGCCAACACCCCCGCCTCTATGCTCGCGTAACACCACCACGCAAGAGGGTCGCATGTTCTCGTTTTCGCCAGGGAGCGATTGGTTATCTCGTACATCTGGCTCATCGGGTCTAGACTGGGTGGCCTCTACCTCGTTTCGTATGTGCTGGAGCGCGTTACCGACCGCACCGAGGTCCTGATGGTCACGCTTGCCGGCATGCTATTGGGTGCTTTCTCGTGGCTGATGTACAGCCAGCAGCTTTCTACATACCGTCTGTCGAGGCAAATCGCCAAAGTAACGCAGGGAATGGAAACGCCAAACGATACAAGTGTCCCTGCCGATCGGGGTGCGAGTATGGTTTTTCTATAGATTGGGCGAGTGACTACCATAATAGAACAATAATGCACATAATAATTGTGGCGTCGGTTATCACATTGGAATGTGTTTCAGGCGTTTTGCGTCGGTTCTTCCCTTTTCGATTTTGTAGGTAACTTAATAGCTGACCGACCTTTGCCGGATGAGCGCGTCCTCTCAAAAGGGCCAGCTCGCCGGTCGTCGCTGCTGCACCGCCTCGTATGCGGCGCGCGGGGTCAACTTGCCGGCCGCAAGCTGAGTAGAAAGATCATCGTGGCCGTTGCGCGATAGCCAGGTTGCCGGTCCGAGGACGGGGCGACTTTATTGCGGCTGCAACGACGGCAGATGTCATCGCGCGACCTTCCCAGCTCGTGCCAGCGCTATTATGTTCGCCCGGCGCTTACCGGGGGAAAGTTGCATGTGGCAAACGCTGAGGCCGGTTTTTTCGTACTTGTGGGTCGTGGGGGCCAGCCTGCTTATTCCCATCGCTTTATGGTACGTCCTCGAGCGAGTGACTGATCGAACTGATGTTCTTATCGTTTCCACGGGCGGAATATTGTACGCCATCGTGATGGAATCATTTCTATATCTTTAGGTAATATTTTACAGATACTCGAGGGGGTTAGAAGAGAGGATTATTTCGATACAGATGATTGTCGATGACAGCGCGAATTCCATCGGAGTGGGAGATCGGCTAAAGATAAGGTATCATGAAGAGGCGGTTGAATTTTCATGCGAACGTAAAGGCGTTGCTGATGTCAACGATAGGAGTGGTAGTTCTGGCCTACTGCCTTACCAGAATTATAACGGTAATCTGATTCCGATCGGGCTTTGCAGTATCGGTATATTTCAGCAAGGCTGCCTATTGCCCCCGGCTGGCTAAGGTAGCCGTTCTGTGTGGCGTACTGCGCCGCTCCTCGCAGGGGTGTCGCCCTTTTCAACGGTGCCCGTGATGGTGCTCTTCCGAGGGTGGGCCCAGACCGGCAGCAGGCCAATCGGCTCGAGCGAGGCTTGGGAACCTGCATCAAACATGTAGTTGAAACACGATCCTGTCTCGGCTGAGATAGGCGTATTCGCTGTCGGCACTGGGCGTGGCTCCAATGCTTTGCGCCGACGCCATGAGAGGACCGCATGGATACAGGTGGGCCGTTGCTAGAGCTGCCCTTCCTCAGCGTAAGGGAGCAGGAGGCTTCCCACCTCTGACAATGATCTCGATGGGCTCGCGCACCCTTTCGTTGTTGCCGAGGCCTGGAGCGAGTAGGCGCAGGTCCAATGGATCAACTGGAGGAAGCCGCCTACCCGATGCGACCGTGGTGCGCAGTTCCTTCCCGAAGGTGGATGCGCCTCCGTCAAGAATTTTGCGTACTATTGGCGGCCCGACGGCCGCTCCTGTGCCGACCAAAATTGGCCCCCGTGGACGCAGTCCATCGCCTTTCGGCTATCGAACAGGCCGAGCCAGATGGCGGCAAGCGCGACTTGGTTTTGCCATAGCCGCACTATCAGATTTCGGGTTGAGGTGATTTGTGTCTTAGCGCGATTGGCAGTGTTGCCAACGACGACTGCATGTGGAGCAAGTGCTCAGTAATAGGAATCGTGGCGATGGCAAGCGAACGGCCCACCAGAATCGACCTCTACACGACCGATAAAGTTCGTGACGCAGGCAGGAGAACGCGCAGGCGACCCAACCGCACCTTGCACTTTATCGGTGCCGTTATTGCGCTTGGCCTCGCTGCTTGTCTGTACCTTGTCGGCTTTCGCGAGGCCGTGCCTTTGATCGGCTTCCTGGACGTCTTGGTGTACGGCTTTTTCGCTGGCAGCTTCTTCGCGCGCAGCCTCAAGCATGGCGACCGGTGATAAGCTCCCCTCATGCCAGCGGCCAGCCCGCCCGGCGACTTGGTTTTGCCACGGCCGCACCGTCAGATTTCACGGTTGAGGTAACTTGCGTTGCTGCCTCGTGACGGCGAAACCAGCGCTTGTTTGGAGTGCAGGGGCTCAGGAAGAGGAACCGGTGCATGGCGGGAAAACGGCCAACCGAGATCAAACTCGATACAATGGACTACAGGGTCCGCGGTGAAGACGGGAGGTACCGAAAGCGGCCCGATCGGGGCTTGCACCGCGTGGCGTCGATTTTCTCGCTCTGCGGCGCCGCCTGGATGTATTTCATCGGCTTTCACGAGTGGATGCCATGGTACGCCTTCCTCGCCGTGGTGGTCCTCGGCTTCATGGCCGGCGCGATGCTCACCATCAGCCTGAAGCGTCTCGACTGGTGATCACTGCCCGCCAATCTCAGGCCATTACGTCTGCGTCAATGCTGCTGTGACGCCCGGCGCCAGCAGGCTCTTGCGGTTAGCGAGAGCCCGCGCTGCGATCAACTGGTCAATGTAAGCCGGTGATGGTGGGTTCATCAGCGCTGCAGCAATGCGAGCATTGACAGTTTCCGGCCGCATGCGGGCCGCTGTGTTCGCCACTGTTCGCGGGATCGTGTCGAGCAGACCCGCCAGCGGATCGCTGAAGATGGCTGCCATGGGGAAGTCTCCGGGGGAGGGGGATAAGGCTGTCGGGAATTCGCAAGCAGCTTTGCGGGGCTGATCTCCGCCACTATGCTGCACCCCACTGCGGGCGGGCAACTCTGGTAGATCGATGCTTGTTCCGCTGAGGACGGGCCCCTATCGTTGGCGTTGCAAACGACAGGAGGCCGACAGTTGAAACTCCAGGAATTTCTTTACGGTCTGTTCGGCGGGGCTGGGATCACCGACCCGCTCGCCCTGAACGTGGGAGTGGGGGTGTTCGTCGGCCTGGTTGCGACAGTGTTCTTTTTCAGTGTCATCTTTTGGTTACAGCGGGTGGTAAGGTTCTTATTATCATTTTTCTTTGATCGCTGACGCACGTTTAGATCACGACACTGGCCGTTGTGACCGGCAGATGCGGTGGCAATGGCCGATGGAACTGGTTCTGCCGCGGGTGGCGACGTCATTTGCCGCCGGCCAGATACATTAACTCGCTAAGCTCGGCCAGTGGGTCGCGCGACGGGCCGATCTCGCTGGTCTGCCCCGCGAGCATTGCGCCAAGCGGTCCGAAGCCGTTAGACCCGGACGGTGGCCCATTGAGTACTTGGTTAGCTAGGTATCGTCGTCCCGGATTCGAGAGGATTGCGCGACCAATAGCGTAGGGGACGGCTGAGCTGGCCGCCGCTGCCGCCGCTGCTCCAGCCGCAGCCCCCTCCACGTCGCCGATCCGTTGGCCAATGTAACCACCCGCGATGGTTGGCATCGTTGTGAGTAGCTGCCGCGTGCCGGGCGCTGTACCGGCCGATGACGGTGGTGTCATCAACATCGTGCCGCTGTCGGCGAGCTTTGCGAGGTCATCCTGTCCGGCTACCGCGGCACTTTGCAATGCCTTAGGTGAGATTAGTCCGGACGGGTCTTGCAGTGCCGCCTTCTCAATGATCGTGAAGTCGCGATCCGCGGCGCGAGCCCACCGAAATGCGCCGACGTCCTCCTTGGACAGGCTGCGTTCCATTGCGTCATCCAGGGCGCGCTGGATCTCCATGAGCACGGAGTTTTGCTTTGGGTCGGCTGTATCGCGCGCCAACTGGCCAACGCGGGTCCTGAGGTTAGCGTAGGTGCTGCCATCAAGCACATTGATTCCGCCTTTTGGTTTCAGCGCCATGACGGCCTCGATGAAGGAGTTCTCGATAGCCGGCAGGCGATTGGCTTCAGTGGTACTTTTGGCATATACTTGGTATGCGTCGCCTAGTTGCTTGCCGAGTCTCCCGTCTGCCAGCTGGATGTCATTGCGCGAACCGATGTCGCCAAATGCGGCAACCAGGTTCTCATTGCCGGTCTTCAGCACGTCTTTGGTCGCGCGGTTGGTACTAATGCCGATCCGTTTGAGTACGGCCTCGGTGAACTGCTCCGTCTGCTTCTGGGTGAGCTGGACAACCTCGGCGCCGGCCAAATCGCCTTCGATGTTCTGCAGCCCAATGTGCCCGGTTTGCTGCCCCGCGGAAAGGTCGATGCCTTCGCGTTGCAGCATTTCCATCGCGCCGAGCCGAGCGGGGTCCTGAACGGGAAATGGGGTGATGAGCTTGCTGCCAAGCTTGGTGGCGCCCTGCGCGGAGACAGTTCCCAGTATTTGCCCTATGAACTCTGCCCAAGGATTGTCCGGGGCTAACTGATCCGCAGTAGCGGCGCCTATGCCCGCACCGCCCGCAAGGGTGAATTCCTTGGCAGCAGCAGCAAGGGGGCGTGCTGCGCGACTCATCGTACCCATCGTCGGGATGAGCGAGGCGCCGACTTCCTGAAAGACACGACGCCCGAACTGCTTACCGGGGTCGTTCGTTTCTGGCGTGATCGCGCCAACATCGGCCATGAAGCGGTTGATCATCTGCGAGCCGCCTACCGGGTCTACGATCGGCTTGAAGCGTGGCTCCACGTGCTTGCCTGCAATCTGGTCGGCAAGCGTTTGTTCGGGCGGGAACGCCATATTCAGGCCCCCGATACCCAGGTTGAGCAGAGCCGCAGTGAGATCGACCGGGCCTCCAAGCAAGTACCCGATACCCTCGTTAAGCCCGGACATGTTCTGCGCAAAATGACTCTCGCCATAGGTCTCGGGGCGGTTGGGGTTGGCACCCTGCGTCCTCGCCAAATAGATCGCGAGCAGCGGATCCTCAGTGACAGGGGTCGGGCGCTGCATCGGATCAAACGGTACCCAAGCCATCATTGCACCTTATAGCTAATGGTTGTGGAGGAGAAAGCGGCGGCCGCGCCAGCGTTGGCGCAGTACGCGCCGATGGAGTGGGTGACTCTGTCTGAAGGTCCCCGCGTGCCGGAGTGCGATCACTGTCGCTGCGGCTTATAGCCGGCAGCCGCGCGCCGGGCGGATGCCTCCTGCACCATCTGCAGGGCGAGCGGCCGCGTCTGCGGGTTCGCGAACAGCGCCCGCAACTGATCGGGCGGCGTCGTCAGCCCGAACTGCGACAGCGGGGCCGCGGCGTTGGCGAACTGCTGCGGCGCCTCGCGCTCGTAGCGATCGGCGTTGCCTTGGGCGACGCCCTGGTTCCACAGGTCGAGCAGGTCGGTGAGCTTGGTCGGCGAAGGCTGCGGGACGAGGTAGTCGGGGTAGTTCAGTGCCATCTGCGGGCTCCTATCGCTGGGTGACTGTGCCGTTGAGCGTGTTCGGCCCCATGCCGCCGCCGCCCTTGAAGCCGCCATAGCCGCCAAAGGCGCCGCCGCCGAACGCCTGGCCGGCGATGCCGACGATCGAGCCCAGCGCGTCGAGCATGGCGCCCTGGCCGGCTTCCTTGCCGGCGGCGACCTGGTTGTTGGCGCCCATATAGGCGGAGGACAGTCCGCTCTCGAAATCGAGGCCGAGGCCGCGGGCGGCGACGTCGTTGCCGACGCCCTGGCCGTACATGTTGTTGTAGCCCGAGAGCCCGTTGGTCCAGTTGCCCCAGGCCTGGTCGGCATAGCCGGTGGCGTAGCGCATCAGGTCGAGATCGGTATTGCCGCTGTCGAGCCGGCCCATGGCCGAGCCCTTGCGCGCCACCGCATCGAGCCCCTGGTCGAGCGCGAACTGGTAGCCCGGCCCGGCGCGGAACGCTGCCTCGGCCCGGGCGTAGCCGTCGGGGCCGTTGAGGCCCATGGCATCGGCGTAACGGCCGGCGCCGAGCTTGCCGAGATCGAGGTAGTCGCCGGTAACCCCCTGGATCCCCTCGATGATCGGCCGGCCGGTATTACCCAGCTGGTCGATGACGCCGCGGTTCTGCTCGGCGGCCTTCTGCGTGGCCTTGCCCTTGTTGAGGCCCAGCCAGTCGCCGATGGTTTCGAAAATGTCAGCCATAGGTGGCTCCTATTTGTAAACGCGGGCGGTGAGCTTGCCGCTGCCATAGTCGAGCGGCATGCCGGTTTCGTTCTGGAAGCGGACGGAAACAGTGTTCGGGGCGCTCACCCAGGCGGTGATGACGATGCCTGCGGTGGCCAGCGAGAACGCCGCGGTGGCGAAATCGCCCAGCGCCGCGCCCGGCACCGTCACGTCGGTAGTGGCGCCGGCGCCATCGGCGAGCAGCGGCGGATCGTAGGTTGCGGTGCCCTCGAGCGGGGTCAGCTCGGCAAGTTTTGTCGCCAGTTGGTTCAGCCAGTCGTACCAGGGTTTGGCGATCGCCCCGTCGGCGTCGACCAGCCGGGCGCTCGGATGCGGGATCGGCCTCAGGCTATCGGGCGTGCTCATGCGGCGCGCTCCTCGATATCCATGGCGCCGCCGAAAAACGCGATCTCGACGGGGTCGGAGATGCTCATCTCCCAGATCCTGCCCTTTCGGCCGGTCAGCCCGGCATTGTTGATGTCGATAGGTACGTCTTCGCCTTGGGTGCCGAGCCGGCGGGTCAAGGGGTTCCCCCAGTTGCGGCCGCCATCGTCAGACCAGCGGATCCGCACCACCGGCTCGGTTTCGATCGGCGAGATGCCGGCGTCGATGCCGATGCCGGTTTCGAAATCGAAGCTGGCCTTGTGGATCACGGCGCGGCCGGGGAAGCGGTGCGCCTGGTTGGAGCGCAGCGTCCAGACCAGGGGGTTCGCCCCATCGCGCCGCGCCGCCGAGCTCAGCTCGAACGCCTTGCCGCTCTCGAGGTCGAAGGTGAACCACTTGCTCCAGGCGGCGACGCCATAGCGGCAGCGCCAATCGCTAAAGCCATAGCTCTGCCGCTCGTGCCAGCTGCCGGTCGAAACGTCGTAGACCCAGGTCCAACCCGGCCCGCTCAGCACCCAATAGGCGTGGCCGGCCGCCTGGTAGACCCAGGCGATCAGCTCGGCGGGGTTGGCCACCGCCTCGATCAGCCGGTTGAGGTCGGGCCCCGAAATCGGCGTGGGGTCATAGCCCTGGAGCTTGCGAACCGTGTTGTCGTTGGCAACGAAAATCACCGTATCAGCAAACCCCGGCTCGAACCCGGCGACGGCATAGGGGGCCTTGAGCCCGATCGGCACCACCACGCTGCGGTTAAAGGCGAAGCCGGTGGGGTTGCCGGCATTGGCGTAGAATTCGAGCGAGGCGGTGCCCATCAGGATCAGGTCGCTGCCCGAGGCGATGGCGCGATAGAGCCCGTCGGGGTCGGCCTCGGCCGTGGTGCGGTCGACCGAGGCGAAGCTCGTGTCGTTCAGCCCCGACTGGTAGGCGAGGCCGTTCTCGGCGGTGACGATGAAATAGCCATCGACCCAGCAGATCGAGTTGACCGAGGGCAGGTCGCCATCGCTGAACACGGCGACAGAGGCGCCGGAGATGTTGATCGATGACATGCCCGAAGAATGGACGATCAGCACATCGGGCACCGGCGCCTTCATGTTGCGTGCCATGGTCACGGGGCCCGTGCCGCCCACCGTGCCGGTCAGCTCAGTCACCCCATAGCTCGAGGTGATCGAATAGACCCGGTTGCCGGAAACCACATAGAGCACCGAGCCCACCAACAGGGCGCCGCGAATGGCGGTCTGCGTGGTGGTGAAGCGGGCGATCAGCCCGGCGACGCGACGCCAGACGATCTCGCTGCGCGAGCCCGATGGGGCCCGCTCGGCGAAGGCATTGATCAACCGCCCGCCGGTTTCAGTGGGGTTCACGCCCGGCGCGGTGCCGGTAGGCCAGGTGATCGGGGGCATCGGAAATACTCGATTGGTGTCGGGTGAGTTAAGTCGCCGGAAGATCCGGGGGAGGGGTGGGGCTGGGGGCACGAGGTGAGGTGACTTGCACCGCGGCGCGTTGGCGGCGGCGGTGCAAAGGGCTCACGGACAGGCACACGTCTCATACGCGGTTTCGCAGAGTTCAACTGCGACCTCGTCTACGCAAACCGCGAGGATCGATGGGCTATTGCTGCCCCGAGGACCCAGACCTAACGTAGCGCCTGAAGTCATGAGGGATGAGCATGGAATCGTCGGACACCAAGAGGGAGCGAACCACCGCCGAGGTCGCCGGCGAGGATTTGCGCGCACGTATCGAAGCCATCAGGGAGTTCCGCCACAAGACACGGGGATACGTCGATCTGACGATCGACCGCAAGTTCGCTGACAATGCTCTGCACGAAGAGCTCGGCCGGTTCGGCGCATACGAGCTGGACCACTTCATGGACGAAAAGAGGCGAGATATTCTGCTGCTGAACGGCCGCAGGGATGCGGCGCTCGCGGCCAGAGCGGCGGAGAGCATTCACAGAGTGGTGCTCGGCCTTCGAAACGCGCTCTGGTTAGTGACCGTGCTGTTGATCGGCCTGATCGTATTGGTGGCTCCAATGGCACTCAAGCATTGGCCGCTATGACGCGCGATCTGAGTTCACGCCGATCGAACGGCGTTGCTTAGGGGTGCGCCGATCACCAGGCGCAAGCCAGATTGGATGCACACGAGCTCAGCGATCGGCGCGCGCGCCTTAGGGTTGCTGCCCTGCTCCCCAGGTCCCGCGCGCCAATGCGCTTAGGAGCACCGGAGGAGAGATGCTGGCGACCGCTGGGATGGTGCGGAACGCCTAGAGCGACGGCCTTACCCGTGGCCGCCACTTTGCACGGTGGCTTGCCGTCGAGCTTGACGGGGTGCATCCTCCTTGTAACCATTGCAGAGGGATCCATAACATCGATGACCGAACGGCCCGAGATCGAGCTGAGCCGCGAGCGTGGCGAATGGACGGAGCAGCCCAGGGGGCCGCTCGATAAGCCGCGGGTGCTCCTCGGAGCGATGCTGGTGTTCGGCATTGCGACTATCGTGGTGATCGTCATGTCCTTTGTCAGCCCCCGCCCGTACGCCGTTCTCGTTGCGGTGCCACTGGCCTTCCTGTTGGGGGTCGCAGTTGCCGGTCGCTTCCCCGGTGCGTTCTTTGGGCGGAAAGGCCGCTAGCGTTGGCCAGTAATGAGCGTTTCGAGGTAGTTGCCGGAGGCATTGCCGACGCCCGGGGCCAGCACTCTGAGGTCGAGATCATCGAACCGAGGCGCTTTGGGAGCGGCACCTGAAGCGATGCTGGCGCGCAATGCGTCGGCTTGAAACATAGGGCTCCTGTCAATGGAGCGAACGACGTGCGGAGCGACGGCAGCAGGCACGCTGGCTGACACGCCCGGGGGCGTGATCATCTTCCACAGGGCCTCGCTTCCCACCACCTGTTGGGCCACTTTGCCCACCGACCCGCCGTGCTGCACGAACTGTGTGATCTGGGCAATCTGCTCCGGAGTGAAGCGGCTACGATCCTTGTCGCTTCGCAGTATCTCGCGCAGGCTGTCCTTCATGGCATCAGTGAAGTTCTCCGAAAGGCGGGCGTCATAGATTGCGTCCTCGATCAGCTTGGTGCGCTTGTATGCCTGCCATTGCTGCTTACCGGCCTTGTACCGGGCGGCGGCTTCGATACCGTCGCCGACGCCCTCGAAGGCGGCCTGCGGCAAGCTGTCGATGAAGGTATCGAGTTGCTCAAGCAACTGACCGGCAAGTTCGGCCTCACGTCGCTTTCTGCTTTTCGAAGCGGTTCTGAAACTGTCTTCTAACAGCTCAAAGGCGCTGAAGGTCATGGGTTGCTCGGCCAACTCGTCCAAGTGTCGCATGGCCTTGCCGATGTCGTCATAGTTTCCCACCAGCCTGCCACTCTGCATCAGCCCCCCGTTGGTCAGCAGTTGCTCCAGATCCTGCTTGAGGATAGCAGCGGCCGTTGGGCGCAGTGAGACACCGGCGACCTTCGCTGCTTTGGTGGAGGCCCTTGATTGCGTTTTGAGCTGCTGAGCGGTCGGTGCCGCCTTGATGACCTGTTTGCCGTCAAGCCAGTTGGCGACCCCTTTGACGGCACTGGTGACGCCGTCGAGCGCGGCTCCGGTAACCATCGAACTCGCCGTGCCCCACACACCGTCTGTCATTCGTTCGGCAGCGGTGTCGCCATTGGAGGCGCCGGCGCCATAGGCGAAGCCCTGGCCTGCGTTGACTCCAGCATTGACCGCAAGGTTGCCGAGTGCGCCGCCGCCTCGCGCCAGCAGTTGGCCGCCGGCCGCGAAAGCGGTTGGGAGTGAGCCGGCAATCTCGGAGCCGTAGGCGACGATCGGGTTCTGCTCTCGAAACTTGTCGATGTAGCCGCGCTCGCGGTCGAGATAGGCCTGATATCGCTCGTCGAAATCCTTACCTGACTCGCCGTGGACGAGGGGATGGAGCGCCGCAGCACCAGCAGCAACCGCTTCATCGCCCCAGCCGAACGAGCCACCCTGCAGAAAGGCACGGCCCGCGTTCTCGGGCAGACCGGGCTCGCGGGTTGTGAGTACGCCGCCGTGTCGAGCGGCTGCCTCCCTCGGCGCCTCGCCGACGCCGGGGGTAGCCAGCATTTCTGAGGCATAGTTGTAACCAGGGGTATTCGCTGTTTCGTTCAGCACGTCGCGCCGTTCCAACCCGAACGCGTTGAGGAAGTCGACAAGTGGATAGGTCGAATAGCGATCTCGGTGCAGTTTCAGTGCGAACTGGGCGTCGCTCATGTCGGCGGCGCCGGGGATCTGCGCCTTAATAGCGCGCAACTGGTCGATGCCCGTCGGGTCGAACTGCACCCGCTGCGGCTTTTCAGTCGGCTGAAAGGCCGTCCGTGGATTGAACGGTACACCAACCATTTTGGTACCTCAGTAGCTGTTGGTTGTGGGAAAGTCCGCGCAGGAAGCGCCGAAGCCGCCAAACGGGCTGCCGCCAAAGGTGCGGCTTGCAATGCCGGGAACGGCGGCCTGGCCGTTAGGCCAGGTGGCGGTGGCATCAGAAGTACTCGATTTCCTGGGTGCGTCCGGAAAGGATGGTGGGCTTCAGGCCGCGCAGCCGCGCCTCGGCGAGGAGCCGCTTCTGCTCGTCGGGAGTCAGGCCGAAGGCGCGGGCCCGGGCATTGGCGAGCAGCACCGCGAGGTGGTCGAAGGCATCGTCGTCATAGGCATCGGGGTCGCCCCACACCCAGATATCGCGGGTGGCGAGGTCGCTCATCACAGGGGCAACGGCCTTGTCGATCTCATCGAAATCCTCGGCCGAAGCCGTCTGCCCGGCGCCGACCACGCCGAGTTCGGCGAGCGCGCGGTTGACGAGGTCGTGACGGGTCTTGGGCATGGGGGCTCCTGGGTGGAGGGGATAAGTGCGAGTCAGCCGGTGGGATGGGGGGATTGCGCCGCAGTCCAACTGACGCACCGCAATCACCCCACACTCGGTGTCATCCCAGCGAAAGCTGGGACCCAACTCGCCGCTAGCACCAGCTGATAGATGGGTCCCAGCTTTCGCTGGGATGACAGCCGGTGGGTGGGGCAGGGGCGAGGCCAACCAGCTTTCGCGGTCGGCCGCACCTCTATCCCACAAACGCCCGCTTCTCCGCTTCCGACAGCGCATTGAAGGCGTGGGCTTCGGCCTTGTTGAGGCCGTCGCGAATCTCCGCGTCTTCGTCGCCGCGGACGATCGAGTACCGTCCGAAGCCGCGATGAACGGCGCGAAGCCCGATCGCCGGCGGATCGGTCTCGTCGAGGCCGACGAGTGTGCCCTCGACCGTAAAATGCGGGTTGTTTGCCAGCTTTTCGAGCAGCGCCCCGTGCTCGGTCTCGTCGAGCTCGCGCGGCTCGCCATCGAAGAAGCGCAGCCCTGCAAGGCTCACCACTTCGCTGTCGCCCTCGGGCGCGTGGTAAGTGACCTTCGCCATTTGGGGCCTACTTCATGTAGCCGAAAAAGCGCGGCTGGATGGTGCCGGCCACCGCCGTGGCCGCCGCGGCGACGGTCTTCCAGATGATCTCGGTATCGGCGGTGAACTCGTAGTTCAGGCCCGTCGCCGCCAGCGTGGTGTTGGTGCCGCCGGCCTGCCCGGTGGTGGCGCCGGTGGCGATGAACCGGTCATCGTCGCCCTCATCGCCGATGGCGAAGGTGAGGAGCGGCGAGCCGTTGCTGTCGAGGTCGGGCACCACCACCGAAATGCCGGTGAGCACGAACCCGCGCGGCACGACGAACAGGCCGACAGTCTTGTTGATGGCGAGGTCACCGGCGAGCAGCGCCACATCGGCGCCAAGGCACTTCATGGTCCGGGCAAAGCCCTGGTTGCCAACCTGCGGCTGGCTATAGGCGTTACGATCAGCCATGGCCGATCTCCTTTTCTGGAATGGGGGGAAGGGGGGTGGAGGGGCAGGGCGGGGCACCGGCCTCTCCATGATCCTCCCCCGCGGGGCGGGGGAGGGGGACCCCCCGTAGGGTGGTGGCGGGGGCAGTCAGAGTCTGCGGCTACGCGCCGACCTGCCTTCTCCCCTTGCGGTCGGCGGACGAGGGCGAAGCCCTCGCCCGGAGGTGGCGCGCAGCGCCGGATGAGGGGTACCGCAACCGCAGGTTGTGCGATCCGAGCGAAGCGAGGAGCGACTGAGAGTTTGGCCGCCCCCTCCACCGCCTACGGCGGTTCCCCTCCCCCGCCACGCGGGGGAGGATAGCGGAGAGGGCGGTGCAGGAAAGTCCGCCTTAGCTATTCCCCACCCCCGCGACGAACCCAGTCACCACACCCCAGTCGACCAGCGAGCCGATCGTAGCCGAGGCGCCCGCCGCCAGCGGGGCCTTGGCGATCTTGCCGACGCCGTACTGGGCTTCGATGCCCATGCCGGTGACGAAATCGTAGTCGCCGTCCTCGAGCGTGGTCGGCCGCGGCATCTGGCCGAGCGCATAGGCGAGCGCCCCCTGGCCGCAGAGGAACACCGGCTCGACGTCGATCCCCGCGGCGCCGGCGCCCTTCAGCAGCAGGCGCTGGGTGATCTCGGGGATCTCGACATAGATCACCCCGTCATAGACCAGCGCGCCGCCGGTAAAGAGCGGGTTGGTCTTGGTCGGGTCGCCCCCTTCGCGGTTGCGGGCGTCACGGTTGGCGGCAGTCATCACCGGGTCGGCCTTCAGGTCGCGAAAACCGCGGGCGCCGACGAAGCAGACGAACCATTCCTGGTCGCCCTCGGCCTCCATATAGGGGCTGATCTTGGGGCGGCCGTTGTAGACGCCGGGGTTGTTGGGGTCGACGCCGGTCTGCTTGGCCTGGTCCTTCATGAGGCTCCCGACCGCCGCCGACATCTTGTCGGCGGCCGCATCGACATTCCCCACCGCGGTGGCGAAGGTGGTCGAGTAGTTGGAGAGCGCCGAGCCGAACACCACGCGGTCGGGGTTTGCGGTAACCCAGGCATTCTTGTTGCCGGCGGTGGCCGCCGACCACTTGATGCCGTTGACGCGGTTGCCGGGGTTGCCGAAGCGGCCGGCCTGCATCGCCGAACTGGGGATCGACAGCAGCGCATCGACCAGGTCGTCGCGCACGATGCGCTTCGACCAGCCACGCAAGAGGCTCCGGGCGGTCGAGCGCACCGAGAACGAGCTCTCCTTGTTCTGCGCCCGGTTATTGGCCACGGCGTTTCGGGCCCAGTCGGCCCAGAGCGGCATGCCGTAGCTGTCGATCTGCTCTTCGTTGCCGCGCAGCGTGCCCGCGCCGACGCCATCGCCCGAGAGCTGGGTGACGAGCGGCACGCGGATCTCCTTGCCGTCGGCTTCTAGATCCGACATGCGCACGATCACCGAGGTGGAATCGTCGCCCATATAGGCATCGAAGCGCGACGAGCGCAGGAAGTCATAGGCGACATCCTGGCGGAACTTGATCACTTCATTGTTGGGGTGGTTGGGAGAAAGAGCCATGTCTGATGGTCCTGCTTTTCAGCCGAGCGCGCTTCAGCGTCGCCGGCGGGTGGTTGCCGAGAACAGCTCGGCATCGGAGGGGTCGCCGGCCGCGGATGCGGGGCCGGCGGCAGTGCCGATGCCTTGCAGCGTGGGGATATGCGGCACGGCTGAACGACGGGGGGCTTCAACGGTGGGCTGCGCGGCGCCGCGCAGCTGGGCGAGGAAACGCTGCTGGACTTCGGGGTCCCGCATCGCCTCGTCGAGCACGCGGTTGCGATAGGCAGCGGGGTCGCCGCCGATCTCATCGAACGCCTGGCGCTTCTTGTGCCAGGCGACGAGCTCGCCATAAGGGTGGTTCGAGCGCATGATCCTGAGGTAATCGGTCTGCACCGCCGGGTCGGCCTGCATGGCCTGCCCGAGCGCGTTGTAGGCCGCCCGCACCGTATCCGACCCGTGCTTTTCTTCCGCCAAGAGGCGAGAGACGCCCTGCCGCTGCTGGAACAGCTGCTCGTGGATCGGGGTGACCAGCGAACGGCCCCATTCATCCGGGTTGTCCCAGAATTCGGGAGGCCGCGCCGCCTGTTGCTGCGGCTGCAGCTGCGCCTCGAGCCGGGTGAGCCGATGCTTCAGCTCATCCCGATCCCGCTCCGCCGCCCGCCTTGCATCGGCTTCTTCACGCAGCCGGGCCGGGGGAATGGCCGGCTCGGGCCGCGGTTCGGCGACCGGCTCGATCACCGGTTCCGCTTCGGCCACAGGCGCTTCACCCGTGACGGTGGCGTTGAACAAGGCGGTATCGTCGACCGTTTCAGTGTCGTTCATCTCGTGTCTCCCGGACTATCGCGTCCGATTGGCGTGACCCTCACTGTCGCGGAGAGTGCAGCGAAACCGGCCAGAGGGCGCCGGCAGCCCGTTACGCCGTGTCGTGGCGCGGACGGAATTCGTGTGGGGCATGGGGCCGGTGCGTGGGGCCGCAGATCTTGGGAAGTGGCACAATTGTTCCCACCCACCGGCTGTCATCCCAGCGAAAGCTGGGACCCATCTACCCACTTGCGCTGCGGCGAGTTGGGTCCCAGCTTTCGCTGGGATGACACCGAGTTGGAGGGGCTGCAGGTGCACAAAACGTACTTCGTGTATCTGCTCGCCTCGCGGCGCAACGGGACGCTCTACACTGGCGTCACCAGCGACCTGATGGGTCGTGTCGCGCAACATCGCGAACATGTCGTTGCTGGGTTCACCAGCAAGTACGACGTCACCCGGCTCGTGTGGTTCGAGCCGCACGAGTCGATCGAGGCAGCTATACGCGAGAAAAGCAGATCAAGACGTGGCAGCGCGCCTGGAAGATCGAGCTGTTCCGGGACCTGAACCCGAATTGGGACGATCTGTTTCCGGCATTGGGCAAAGGCATTTGGTAGGCACGTAGCTAACCCACCCACCGGCTGTCATCCCAGCGAAAGCTGGGACCCATCTACCCACTTGCGCTGCGGCGCGTTGGGTCCTGCTTTCGCTGGGATGACACCGAGTTTGGGGTGATTTCCTGTGGTTTAGCCTCACCCACCCGGCCGAGCCCGTACCTCAGCCGCCTGCACCTGCAGCGCTCGCCCCGCCAGCTCCAGCTGCCGGTTCGTCCGCCTTGCATCCTGTTCCTCGCGCCGGAACATCAGCTCGTCCTGCCGTTCCACCGCATCGATCCGCTGCTCCAGCCCCTCGGCCTCGCGTTCGGCGCCGATATCCTCGGCCTCCGCCATCAGCTTTGCCGTTTCGGCCTCGGTCTTCCGGTTGCCCAGCGCCTTGCCCTGCAGCTCCAGCATTGCCGCCTGCTGCTGCAGCATGGCGGCCTGCTGTTCCCTGGGGTCGGGCTGTTGCGGCTTCTGCCGCGTCGCATCGCGGAATTTCTTCTTGGCGGAAGCCGGCATCGACGAGGTTTCGATCAGCACTTCCAGCGCCGCCGCGGCCACTGCCGGTTGCAGCAGCGGGCCGACCGCCTGCAGCGCCTGGCGCACCGACTCGTTGGTGTCGGCCTGCATGGTCACGGTGTCCGGCCCCTCATCGAGGATGATATCGACATCGAGCGAGCCGAGCGCATTGGTGATGGTAGGGATGCCGGTCATGGGGTCGATCGCCAGCCGGTTGACCGAAAGCCAGTTGCCCAGCCCCTCGTCATCGGTGACGCGGATCCAGCGCTCCGCGGTCCAGAGGCTCTGCACCGCGTTCCAGATGGCGCGATACACCCGCTGCTTCCAGCCGCGATAACCGAGCAAATACGGGCCGAGTTCGGCAATCCCCGCCTGCTGCTGCAGCGCAATGGCGCGGCCCGACATATCCTGGATGCCCGAGCCCATCAGCGCCGGGTTGAAGCCGTAATTCTCGATCTCTTGCTTCGCCTCCTCGAGGAAACCGAGATTGGCGTTGAGCTCGGCGCCGCGCGCCGCATCGTCGAATTGCGGCAGCTCGGCGCCCACCGGCACCACCACCACGCCATCGGGGCGGGCGAGCTCGGCGCGGATCTTTTCCGGCTCCAGCCCTTGGCCATCGCGGATGACGATGCGGCGCGACTGGCTGGTGTGCAGCCCCTTGGAGCGCCGCTGGTTGATCTCGTCCTGCGCCGATTTCATGTTGCGGAAGAAGCCATAGCGGTCGCCGTCATGGTCGACATTGGCCGAGAACATCACGTATTTGCAGAGCGTGCGGCGCTTCTCGTCGCGCAGATAACTCTCGCCCTCGGCGAGAATGGCGGCGCCGGTATAGATGGCAAAGCACCACTGGTTGCCGCGCTTGTACCAGTGGTCGATGACGCGCACCCGGCGATGGTGTTCGTCGCCCATCACCCAGTTATCGTCGCTGTCGGGGTTGCTGCTGAGCTCGGAGCCCAGGTCCACCGAGGCCTCGATCTCGCGCTCTTTGTCGGGGAAGGCAGCGAGCAATTCGCTCGCGTCGGCCCATTTGCCGATCCCCATATAGCCTGCATCGGAGAAATCGGCGCGGGTCGAGGTCGGGTCATAAAAGAACCCCGCGGGGTCGACGACTTCGAAGCCGATTTCGGTGTCGCCCTTGTCGCCGGCTTCCAGCGTCAGCTCGAGCCCGCCAATGCCGTCGACGGCGCCATTGAGCCCGGCGATCGGCGATTTTTCCTGCCAGCGCTGCTCGTCGAGCACATAGCGCAGCACCGCGGTCGCGACCTCCGCGCCATCCTCATGTTTCGGCGTGCGGGCATAGCCCTTGGGGTCCTGGCGCTGCCGCTCCAGCAGGCCGACCACGGCGTTGATCTTCCGCGCCATGCGGTTGTAGGTGACGACGGGTTGCTTGCGCTGGTTCAGCGTCTTGATCTGCTTCGCCGTCCAGTGCGCGCCATGGTAGTAGCGCCGCGCTTCCTGCTGCTCGTCGATCTCGGCGCGCTTGCCATCGAGATAACTCAGGTAATCCTGCTTCAGCCGCGCCAGGGACCGGCCGGGCACAGCGGCCGGGGCAGGGGAGACGGCCGGGTCGGCAACCGGCGTCGTGGCTGCGAGGTTTGCGAGATCGCTCATCGGAACTCCTAAATCACTGCACGGATGAGTTGAACCACTGCGATCGCCCCACCCTCGATGTCATCCCTGCGAAAGCAGGGACCCAACTCGCCACAGCGCAGTTGGATGGTTGGGTCCCTGCTTTCGCAGGGATGACAGCCGGTGGGTGGGTTAGTGCGAGTCCAACCGGCTTCTCCGGTGCCGACCCCTCAATAGCTCTGCCAGTCGCCCGGCTTGGCGCCGCCACTCGCTGCCGCATATCCCGACCTCCGCCGGTGCGGCTCGGCCGCCGGCTTCGCCCGCACCCAGGGGCGCGACATCGCGGCATACCGCCAGTCGTCGGCGGCATGGTCTTCGGTGTCGGTGTCGAGATCTTCGGGCCGCGCCTGGTCGTGCTGCAGCATCGGGATGGTGCGGATCGAGTCGCGGCAGGTCGAAAAGCAATAGATCATCGGGCGGCCCGCGGGGTCGGGCTTGCCGTCTTCATCGAGGCTCGTGCCGACGAAACGCTGGCGCAGCATGTCCCAGCCGCCCATGGCGCCGCGCTGCGACACCCGCTTGTTGTCGGCGCCGCGAAAGAAGATCCGCTTGTCGCCCGAGCCCAGTGTAATGCGGCTCGCGATCGAGGGCCCGCCATCCTCGGCAAAGGCCGCCGGGTCGAGCACGCCCAGCCCCACCGTTTCAGTTTCGCGCTGCGCCAAACCCTTGCCGACCTGCTCGGCGGTCAGCTTCAGCCCCTTGTTGGGTTTGCCCGGCTCGCACCCATACCATTCGCGGTAGCGGATCAGCGCCCCGCGCGGCAGCAGCACGCCCGACACCGGGTGCCGGGTGTCGTCGCCGACAATCGCCCACCAGCCGAACGAGAATGGTCGGGCGCTGCCCCAGTCGCCGGAGCGGAATTTCGCCCAGTCCTCGGGGAGGGTGAAGGGCTCGATGACATGCAGCCGCGTCTGCCAGCAATCGAAGAAGGCGCCATCGACAATGTCCCAGTCGCCATGCCGCATGGCGCGGATCAAGGCGGCGCTGCCCAGCCCCTCGAGCCGCGCCTCATAGGCCGGGTCTTCGGTGGTGAGCGTCGGGTTGTCCTCGAGCCGCGCCGGGATGAACTGGCGCAGCATGCCGCCTTCCGCTGCTTCGGTGCGGTGGATGGCGAGCGGCGCGGCGGCATCGATAAAGGTCACTTTGACGAACTGGTGCCCGACCCCGCCGGGGTTGGCGCCGCAGAGAATGCGCGGGAACCGCCCGCGATATTTCTCGGGCACCGCAATGCCGGTCATCCGCACGCGATTGCGCAGGAAGCGGTAGATCACCTCGGTGAAATGGGTCAGCTCGTCGATCAACAGCACGTGGATCTCGGCGCCCTGGTACTTGAAGCGGTCCTTCTCGTCCTTGCAGTGGCAGAGATAGATCTTCGAGCCGTTCCAGAAGCGGATCTCGTCTTCGACGATCACCACGAACCCGCATTCCACCCAGCCGGCGAGCAGCGCGCGAAAGCCCGACGGGCCTTCCATATGGTTCTTGCTCAGGTCCTCGCGGATGCGGCGAAACAGATAGACCTGCAGGCCCGCGATCTCGGCACACCAGCTGATCGCCGCCTGCCGCATCAGATGCGATTTGCCACCGCCCGCCGCCCCGCCATAAAGCACCTCGGTCGCCGCCGAGCCGAACGCCACCCACTGCTTGGGATGGAGCGCTATGCGCAACGCCTCGGGGCGCTTCGCGCTACTGGTCGCTCCCTTTGGCAT